AGGTAAAGCCGCAACTGCTATTCTGGAAGCAATTAAAGGTAAGGCTGATGGAATCAATACAAGTAAAACAGGCGATTAGCCTTTTAGAAGCTAATATTGATGAATTAGCAGAACTAGCAATTTTGCTAAATTCTGACCCTATTTTGCGGGCTAAAACCCTGTCTAGGCTTATTGAACAGAATAACAAGCTTTATTTCTTGTCTAAAACCCTAGAAAATTAGGCTTTTCTGTTACCAATAATTTATTAGAAACTTTTGTGAAACACTGCCTAAAACCTTGAAAATCTTGTATGTTCAAGTTATTAGGTAATAACGCCTAATAGGACAAAAGGACAAAAAATGAAAAAGTATGTATCAGCAGCAGAAGTAGCAAAGCTCATTCGCAGGGATCTAAAAACAAACTTTCCTAGAATCAAATTTTCAGTTACATCAGATAGATGTGTTCGCATTAGATATACATCAAATGTTATTCCAGCAAATCAAGTCCGTAATGTAGTTGATAAGTATGCTGGCGAAACTTTTGATGGAATGACTGATATGAGATCTTCAAATGGTGCTTTCGCAGTTGAAGACGGAATAGAGCTAATTTCATTAGCAAGTTTTATTTTTGTTGACAACAACGATTATGATTTTGAAAACAGTTTGCGTAACCGCTTTGTAGAGGTAAGTGCATAATGACTAAATACACACAAGACCTTGTTGCGGGCGATAAAATAAGTTTTTTTGCTAAAGACATTTATGAAATCATTGAAGTTAAACCAGTTGGCGGTGATAACTACAAAATTAGTTACCGCAGTTTGAAAACTAAACAAGCGGGACAATTCTTGCAAATGGTGAATTCTATTTTTGAGATTGTAAATGCCTAATGGCTGAACCTAAAACTCCTGCCTTTGAAACGAGCTACATTTTTTGTGAACTATGTGGGCAAATAATTACCTATGAAGTTTGGACTAGAAGGAAGCAACGTGGCAGAGATGATTGGAAAGAATGTTCAGATTGCCGCGCAGTGCCTATAAGACAAATAATGTGGAATCATCCCGCATTAGGAAGAATCCACTGCCAACCCCATCAAGGCGAACTAGATGAAAACTGGAATCCTATTAATGCGGTAGGAGATCTATTTAGACCTGGAAACAGAATTTGCGGCTATAAAGATTGCGTAAATAATAAACATATTGTTCAATCTGAACCTAAAACTATTTCTGATGAAGACCTTTTCTGGACTTTAGTTGAAGCTCAAAAACTAAACAGAAAAAGGACAAAATGAGTTACGCAAAAATACTTGTAGGCGATAACAGACAAACACTAAAAACGCTTCCTGAGCAGTCTGTTCAAACTGTTGTAACATCTCCACCTTACTGGGGTTTAAGGGATTATGGGACTGCTAACTGGGTTGGTGGTGATGAATCTTGTAGTCATAGGCGTGAATCTAAGTATTCTGATAGCACTATTACTGGGCATAAGGTTTCAGGATTAGAAGGCGTTGGCGATGCGATCTACAAGGATGTTTGTCCTAGATGTGGTGCCAAGCGTGAAGATGACCAGATTGGTTTAGAAGTAACCCCTGAAGATTATGTTGAAGAGCTTTGTTTAGTTTTTGATGAAGTTTGGCGGGTGCTAAAAGATGATGGAACACTTTGGTTGAATCTTGGTGATACCTATGTTGGTTCAGGTTCTAAAGGTTCTCTAGTTGATCCTAAGCAACCTGAAGGGCGTAATGGTCAGGCTGTTGCTTTAAATAATAAGGTTCAAGGCTTAAAACCTAAAGATTTGATTGGTATTCCTTGGCGGGTTGCTTTAGCGTTACAGTCTAGGGGCTGGTATTTGCGTCAGGACATTATTTGGGCTAAACCTAACCCTATGCCTGAACCTGTTTTAGATCGTTGCACTAAATCGCACGAATACTTGTTTTTATTGAGTAAATCTCCTAAATACTTTTTTGATAATAAGGCTATTGCTGAACCTGTTGTTTACGATGGTGGTGGCAAGGGTATTAGGTTTGGCGGTAATAAGTATGGTGATTCAACTGACCCTAAACACGCAACTAAATCTGGAAATGTTTATCAAGGTTCTGATACGCGTAATAAGCGTGATGTTTGGACTGTTGCGCCTAGCAGATATAAGGAAGCTCATTTTGCTACTTATCCCCCTGAACTTATTTTGCCTTGTATTTTAGCGGGCAGTAAGCCTGATGACCTTGTGTTAGATCCTTTTAGCGGTTCTGGAACGACTGGTGAAGTTGCGATGCAAAATAATAGAAACTATTTAGGTTTAGAGCTAAATCCTGAGTATGCTTCTATGAGTGAAAAGCGCTTACTTGAAGCCTGCGGGCTTTTTGGTTCAGTTGAAATCATAAAAAACTAAATAAAAACAGAAAAAAGGACAAATTGAATAAAAGATTTAAATTTGAAGACTATGAAGTTATTTGGAAATACAGTAAAGCGCAAGGTAATGACTTACTTTTGCTTTTAGCTTTAGTGAAATTTCGGCAACCTGCGGGAATGTATGCGACCAAAGAAACGTTAGCAAATCTTCTAAGATGCAATGTTGATACTGTTGATAGATCGCTGAAACGTCTAAAAGCTTTAGGTGAACTGTCTTGGGATAAGGGTTCAAGTTACTCTAAAAGGGCTAATCGCTATTTTATTTTGCTAAAAGGTTTAGATTATGACCCAAATAATACCCCCCTAATATCACCCCGAAACTCACCCCGAAACTCACCCCGAAACTCGCAGGAAATACCCCCCGAATCTCACGGAGAATACCCCCGCAAATTCACCCCCCTAAACAGTAATGAAACAGAATTAAATATTAAGGAAGAAATTGTTGTTTTTGATGCCACTATGTTTGGGAAATTGCATTTGAGATCTTGTGATGTTTCTGTTCTTCCGCCTTTGAAGGTTTATGATTTGCTTCAAATGTTTGCTTCTAGTTATGAATCGTCTTCTGCTTACACCGATAGGGTGAGGCTTGATCGTTGGTGGGCTTATTTGGACAAGTTTGCTGCTTCGCAGTCTGAGGGGATGAACTGATGAAACCTGATTTTGAAGAGCTTGTTATTGGTAGTTTGCTAAGTAATCAGGGCAGGGGTTTGAATGAGTTGTCTTTGTCTAGTGACGATTTTGATGCGCCTTGGTTTGCTCAGGCTTACGATGTTATGTTGAAGCAGTTTGAGAGAAACAAGTTTTTTGATGTTTTTACTGTTGTTGCAGAGCTAAAGGATCAGGTTGTTAGGTCGCGTGTTTGTGATGCTGTCGTTTTGTCTGTTTATCCGCAGAACCTTCATTATTATGCTTCTAGGGTTTTAGGTCAGAGCGTTGAAAGGCAGTTGCAGGGTTTGGCGTTGCAGTTGCAGGCAGATGATTCTGGGGATGTTCAGGAGAAGATTGATGCGGTTAGATCTAAGTTAGATAAGTTGAAGATTGTTGAAGCACTTGAATTGCCTGATTTGCGTTGGGATTTGCAGATGATGTTGAGTGAAATTTTGAATCCGAAACGTATTTTACCTACTTGTTTCAGCAAACTAAATAATTTGATTGTTGGTTTGAAGCAGTCGGGGCTTTATGTTGTTGGTGCTAGACCTGGTGTAGGTAAAACTGTTGTTGGGTTACAACTTGCTTGGGAGATAGCTCGTAATGATGATGTGTTGTTTTTCTCGTTGGAGATGGATAAGAATAGTTTGCTGAATCGTGTTGTTGCAGGTGAGTTACAGATACCTTTAGATGCGATTGAACGCGGTAATTTGAAACCTGATTGGAAGACTGCTATTTCAGATTTGATTGTTTCTGTTGAGAATCGGCTTATCATTTCGGATCGTGGCGGGCAAACAATAAATCAGATTAGATCTTATCTAAATGCGGTTATGTTGAAGAAACCTGTAAAAGCAATGTTTGTTGATTATCTGCAACTTATTCAGGCTGCTAACCCTAAAGCCCCTAAATATGAGCAGATAAGTCAAATAAGTATGGATTTAAAGAATCTTGCTAAAGAGTTTAATATTCCTATTATTGCTTTAGCTCAGTTGAATCGGCGTATAGATCAGGGCAAACCTGATGACCGCCCTAATGCTTCTGATTTGCGTGATTCAGGGCAGATTGAGCAGGATGCGGATGTGATTGTTATGTTGTCTAGGAAACAATCTGATTTAGATGTTGCTAGAGATAGTCAAATTATGTCTGGTGGCCACGCAGATCGTCTTGCTTTTGGACAGAAATCTTTGATAACTTTAGATGTAGTGAAGAATCGTCACGGGGCTACAGGTTTTTTTGAAGCTAACTTTGTTGGCGAATTTTCTAGAATTAGGGAAATAGATTTTGCAAGATAATCAGGTTGAATGTCGCAGATGCGGTTTTAAGTGGGCTGTAAATGCGGGCAAACGTGGCAGGAAGGATCTACTTTGTATTAGTTGCAGGGTAAAACCTGCGGTAACTATTCAATACGGGAAACTTAGATGCACGCCACATCAAGGCAAAATTGATGCGGATTTGAATCCTGTAAATGAATTAGGGCAACCTATTTTTGTTGGGGAACGTATTTGCGGGCATAAAGATTGTGTAAATGAATCGCATATTTTGTCGTAGGTTACCCCTATACTTTTGGAAGCAACAAAAGAAATAACAAAAAAATCAATTATTTAGTAAAGGAAAAAAAATGGCTGTTGTAAAAGTTTCAGGTAAAGTTTCAAAAGTTTTTGGGGCATCAGATCAGGGTTTATCTTTGGTTGAAAGCTACAAGTCTGCTACAGGTGAGGACTACACCCGAACTTGGACTGTCTGGTTTGCTGTCGCACATAATTTGGCAGTTGATTCTGAAGTAACCCTTTTTGGTCAGTTGTCTGCCAAGATTGAAGATTTTGAAGACAAAACTGGTAAGCCTGGTCGCAAAGTAAAACTTGACATTAATAATGCTCAAGTTGATAAGACTGTTGCACCTGCGGTTTCTGCACCTTTTTAAATGAGTAAGTGGATTGTAGGGTTCATTTTAGGTTCTCTATTTCTCACTAATTCATTATTTTTAGGACAACCCTTATCGGCAATAAATTTGCTGGTAGGGGTTTTTCTTTATTTCGTTGTTATAGTAAATTATTATGGCAAGAAATAGTTTTAGTTTCACTGTCTTTGGAACAGATCCTGCACCTCAAGGATCTAAGAAATATGTTGGCACTAGGCGAACTGCTTCGGGGGCTAACATTCCTTTAATTATTGAAAGCTCACCTAAACTGCCTGCTTGGCGTAAAGCGGTCAGTGATGCTGTTATTCAAGCAATGATTGATTCTGGGGATAATTCTAAGTTTGATGGGGCTGTAAAACTAGAAGCAGTCTTTTATTTAACCCGCAAGAAAACTGTCACTAGGGCTTACCCGACTGTGCCACCAGATTTGGATAAGGTGTTGCGCAGCCTTATGGATGGTATAACTGCTAGATCTAAGTCTGGACAGATTTTAGGCGTTTGGGGCGATGATTCGCAGGTTGTAAAGCTTGAAGTGAGTAAAAAGTATGCAACAGGGCAGTCAGGGGTTGCGGTTACTATCTCTAATTACCCCTAAAAACACCTGTTTTTTGTTACCAAATGTTTATCAAAAACTTTGCTGTAAATACTAGGCATTACCCTTGAAAACAGGTATCTTTGACTTATCAGGCAAAAGCCCGATAACGGACAAACAAAGGACAAAGCAAATGAACTCACTACCAACTGAGACAGAAGCAAGAGCAACAGAAGTTTTAGCATCAAGAGCAACAGAAGTTTTAGATAACAAGTTAGAGCTATACCGCAAAGCACAAGAAATGTTTAACAGCAGCAGGGGAACACTTGGCGAAGCAGAAGCACTAGCATTTGGTAAAAAAGTTTTGGTTGAATACGAAGCAATAAAGAAGGCTTATGCATCTATTGGACTAACTGATTTGGGCATTCACAACAACAAGGCGGTTGCATAATGACTAATCTAACCACAAAGCAACAAACAATAATTGATGAGCTAGATCCACTTACTAAACCCACTAGAGACAAGTTGTGGGATGCGTGGGCTGAACTTACATCTAAAAATGATGAAGCCGATTTTATTCAATTCTTTTTCAATTTTCTATTAAATGAGGAAGATGAGGAAGACAACTAATGCAAAATTCTACGGGTGAAGAACTTTTTCTAAAAGCAATAGAAGCCTATAAAGCTTGGATAAATTGCGGTAAAGATTTTTTGAATCATTCAGATTTATTTGATGTTTGGGATGATGCTGTTGCCGCTTACGGGCAATCAGTATTTCTTGAACGTAACAGGGCAATACATCAAGTTTTACAAGGATTAGAGGTAATCAAATGAAGTCGCTGCTAAGTATTTTGAGCCTAATTGGTTTAGGTTACGGGGCAATGTATTTTGTCGCTGTCGTTGGTGCTTGGATTTGGGGTTTGTAATGGGCAGAAGATCTAAAGGTTCTAACTCGTTGATGCTAAAACTCAAACTACATTTTCTAGGTGGGATAAGTTACAGGCTTGCAGGGTTGCTAGGCAAGATTGATAACGCTTATTCAGAAACTTATGTGCAAATCAATGGGCATAAGCGTTTGAATGAGCTGATGACTGAAGAAGCCGAATACTGGAAAGGTAAATATCGTGTCTGAAGTAATTGAATTGACTTCTGCTGAGCGTGTTCGTGAGTTTTATCGTAAGCAAGGTGAGTTGAGAGAACAGCAACGCATCATCAAACTGATAACTGCAAACTGCAATGATGGACTAGGAGAAGATTTAGTTCCTGGTGGTTGTCAACACGATGTAATTATTGCTCTTATCAAGGGAGAAAACAAATGACTGATAAAGCGTTTATAGCTCTAATCTCAATCCTTGTAATAATGATTGGAATACTTTGTTTCTACTTTTCGCAACCTAAATGCGGTGAAGCAACCACTTTAGATCAGTTTGAGAACAACAAGCAGATTTGTAAGGTGTCGCGATGAACCAAAATCAGGTGCGTTATGTTCGTGTCCATTCGGCAGCAATCTTTAATGCAGGCGTAGATGAAGGCATAGAGCAAGAACAAACAAGGATTGTCAAGCTTCTAATTAAAGAACGTGAATTTCATCAACATTCAGGTTTAGCAACAGACATTTTCAATCAACTAATCCAACTAATAGAAAGTAAAAACAATGGCAAATGAAACAATCCGCACCACCGATGAAGTAATTAGATCGGCAATAGAAAACACAACCGCAAACACGTTATCCGCAGTTTTTAGCATTATTGAAAGCTACAAAACTTTAGTTCTAAACAATAAACCTGAAGCACTTTATGACTTTGGTAAGCGCGATGCAATTATTGAACTAACCCGACACCTTCAAAAGTTCGCAGAGGGACTAACCGCAAAGGATGAAAGCAATGACTAAACAACAAATCTGGGATCTATTAGAGATTTATAGGCAAATGCAAGTTGCTAACACGATGGCGATGCATAGTGATGCTTTTGAGGAATTGCATTTATTTATTGAAGAAAACTGCCTAAACGTAAAAGAGGAAAAAAATGCCTAAATTTATTATCACTGAAGTCACAAGGTATGAAGTTGAAGCAGATTCAATTAAAGAGCTAAGAACTTATTATCACGAATCTGGTTTAGATGGAGGTAAATATCAATTTGAATACGCAGATGGATCAGTAACCTTTGCCCCTATTGAAGAAAAAAGGAACTGCCTACTTCCAAAATGTCCTTGTAGCAAACATTCTTGTTCTAATTCTGATGATTATGTTTCTGAAGGTTTTCATTGTGAAGATTGTTTTAGAGATTGCTTAAAAATGGAAGGTGAAAAATGACTTGCAATAAATGTGTTGAAGGCAACTGCCAGTGCGCCAGAGTAAATTCTATAAACATTTTTGGTCGGGACTATAAAGCAGGAAAATCTGAAGGTCAACAAAAAGAACATAGCAGAACAAGTGAAGCTCTAATTGAACTTGAACGATCAGGGGTTATTACTAACGCTCAAATGCAAGCAATTTTAGATCTAATTCTAGAAAAACTTACAGATGCATTAGATATTGACTAATGAACTTATTTTGGACTATTGCAACTATTATTTTTTTAGCAATCGTTTTACCTGTTGTAGCAAGTTTTGTTATGGCAATTTTTCTTGAAGCAGCGAATAATGAAGGGTTTTATGATGAAGAGAATGATTGAACGTTTGTTTCCTAAAACTATGCACCGCTACTGGTGGAACGCTAGACAGACAGGGCAACGCTATGGCGTGAATCTTGCCCTAATGGTTTTGCACGAAGAAATGCGGGCAGTTCATAAAGATACTGAAATTGCTTCTCTATCTGTAAACGCTAGATTAAAAGCAAAGTATTTGCAAACTTTGATTCGCAAGGTAAAGGATCTAAATAATGTTGAGTAGGGAACTTGATGAAGCAATAATGATTTTGCGTGATAATGATTGCACACTTGAACTTACTTTAAGCAATAGGCTCGCTGATCTTCTTTTAGTTGCTGCTGCTCAAGGGGACATTATTCAGGCTGTTGCTGAAGGTGTCGCTAAAGAAGTCATTAGTTTACATAAACAGCTATTAGGAAAGGTAGAGTTGAGAGATGTTTGAAGATTTGAAGTTACCTAAACGCCAAACTAATTGTCGTATAAGAACCATCTTGAGTGAACTGTCTGATAAAGATAAAGCTATTTTTGAGCAGGCTGTAATGAGTCCTGAATGGCCTTACAAGACTTTGAGTAATGAGTTGTATAAGCGTGGAACTAAATGCAGTGATGCAGCTATCAAACATCACAGAGAGAAACGCTGCTCATGTTTGAAGGATTGAGCACGCCAGCACCAAAGGTTACTTATCCTGAAGGTTGGAATCCATCAGTTCAGTTTGATGGTAATGGTGGGCAAGCAGTCTTACCGGCGGTTGAAGGCGATAACCCAACAGACATTGATGCCTTTTTGAAAGAAGCGGGTATTGATCCTGCGACTGTTGAGATTGTGGGTGAACCGCGTATTAGTCGTTGGCAGGTTGCTAGACCTTTTCCACTTGAACCTATGTGGATGACTTCAGTCAGGATTCGCTGGGTTAAAAGAAACTCAACTATTGATTTACCTTTGCTGTATAGCCTGGTGAAGAAAACTAAGCCTGTTGTGCCTAAACCTGTTGAAACTGGTAAAGCTCTAATCATTCTTTGGTCAGATTTACAGGTTGGCAAAGTAGATCATCGCGGCGGTGTTGATGCACTTATTCATAGAGTTGCTCAAACACAAGTAGCACTTATTGAAAAAGTTAAGGCAGTCAAACCTGAAAAAATTATCTTCTGTGATGTAGGTGACGTTATAGAAAATCTAGGAAACGCGGCAGACCTTCATCAACTACAAAGCAACGATCTATCACTTATGCAACAAGTGGATCTTGCTACATCCCTAGCTTGGGAAACTTTGAAAATGCTTAGCAAATATGCGCCTATAACTTATTTAAGCGTAGGTTCTAATCACTGCCAATGGAGAGTAAATAAACAACGTGTAGGCAAACCTACCGATGATTGGGGAATACATATTGCGCGAACACTCGCCAGACTTGCCCACGAAGTAAAATTGCCTATAACTTTTCACGAACCAGCAGAACACGATGAAAGTCTTGCCTATGATATTTGGGGTGATTCTTTTCACATTTTAGGTTTATGGCACGGACATCAATCCCCGCGACCAGATGCAGTGCCTACTTGGTGGCGGCAACAAGCGTTTGGTAAGCAACCTGTTCACGCCGCAACAATTGGAGTTAGCGGACATTTTCATCATCTAAGAGTTTTAGAATTAGGTTCAACACCTAGAGGAACATCACGTTTCTGGGTTCAGGCCAGCACGTTAGACAATGGAAGCTCGTGGTGGCGTTTGACCGCAGGGGAAGACAGCCAACCTGGACTTGTCTGCTTTGAACTACAAAAAGGCATAGACTTTACAGGAACAGTATGGAAGATCTAGAGATTTTTATTTGTGAACAAGGACATAAATTGACTGTTATTTTACCTAAAGATTTACCTAGACCGCCATTTTGTATGAGTTGTTTAGGGAAGTGGATTTGATGCCTACTTATGTTTATTCTTGTCCTAGATGTGATGCTAAAGCCGATGTTGTAGCCGACATTACTGCTGAACCTGAAGCGCCTAAATGTTCTAAGTGTAATGAGCTTATGATTCGTAAATACGATTGGCAGACAACAAGGTTTATAGGCTCTGGCTGGGCTAAAAATGATTCGTGAAGTATGTTCTTGTGGCGCAGAATTTGAGACTGACGATAGAGAAGCCATAGAACTAATCAAATCTTGGAGAAGAACACACAAGCACTCAGATAAGCCACAGAAGCCCACTGAACGTGACAGTTCAACACTAAGTGATACTCAAGTCGCATTAGGATTCAAAGCCATCTATGACCCGCTAGACGATGACGATGAGTAGATTCCCTAAACCCTGCATCAAATGCGGTGTCCTAACATCAGGGGGAAGTTACTGCACGCAACACCTAAAAGAAAAGCAGGGGCGTTACACCGATCCAAAATATAGGGCGGCTAGAGAACAGATACGGGCTACTGCCACACACTGCCACCTATGCAAGCAAGCTTTTACAAACCGCAAAGAAATAACCGCAGATCACATTATTCCAGCCGATCTAAATAGCCCCCTAGCCCCCGCCCACTTATCCTGTAATTCTAGACGTGGCGATAAGTCACTATAAGCCTGCAACAAATCTGTAAGCAAGGCTACATCCCTTTATTCATAAGGAAAAAAATCTAAACACCCCGCGTATAACAGGGGGTAGGCCAATTTTGTTTCAAAAAATCGTGCGATGCAAAC